TAAGATGGCTGATGATAGCCGCCCAAGCAAAAATTGAGGTTTGGCGGTCTTTAGAATCTTCCGCTAGAGCAGAAGGAAGGTCAACTCAATGACAACACTTACACTTTATGAAAAAGCATTAGAAAGAATTGTTCAACTTCAAGATTTGCTTATTGAAGAACAACAGGAGGTTTTGGGCTTAATGGAAAAAAACATTAAGCAACAAGCTGAAATAAATTTTTTAGAAAATTCTCTTAAATATGCAGTATTGGCATTAAGAAAGGCAAGTGAGAAATGAACGCAAATGAACTAGCTGATAAACAAGCCTTTGAAACTGGTGAATTAACCATGTGGATAAGAAACGAAACTGCCACCATGCTACGCCAGCAACAAGCTGAAATAAATGCGCTGAAAAAAGAAGCGGCATTACAAAGGCTATCTGACTTTACGCAAGAAGCTGAGATAGAAGCGTTGAAAGCCAAATTGCATAAGTACCATTTAAAAGAAGATTTAGATAGAAACCTAAATTTAATTTATGGAAAGGAGCTATTGAAATGAACAATGAACCAGTAGCAATTCGATATGACTTTGATGGATATGGCTATCAGTACATGGACTCAGGAAGCGGTAGCGATTGGCAGACTAGAGTTGATGGTGAATTACTTTATGCCGACCCAGCTTGTAAACATGGTGTAGATGATGGTGCTTGTAAAGAATGCTATCAAGAAGCTACCGAGCCAGTAACGTTGACACAAGTAGAAATTATGAATGCTTTGACATTAGGTATTCCACTCTATACCCATCCAGTAAAAGAACTAAACGAACAGTTTAAGAAAGGTTTTGAAGCTGGCAAAGAAGAAGGGTGGAAAGCCCATAAATTCCATCATCCAGTAAAAGAACTGCCAACAAAAGAGGATGAATATTGGTTAATGGTAGAAGTGCTAAGAGCAAAAGTAAAAGAGCAACAAGCTGAAATAGAAGCGTTGAAAGAACTACTTGCTAATGAAGGTATTGTTGTAGGGCATGATTATTTAAATAATTGCATTGCAACAATGAGAAAGGCGCAAAAGAAATGAAATTAATGCGCTCTGCTGTTGCTCCACATATTGATTATGGTTTTTTGCATGGAATTGACCAAAATAGCCCAAATTTTGTTCCTAGCGATATAGATGGTGTTGTGGAAAGGAATGGAGTTTTTTTATTTTTAGAGTGGAAACAGTTTTTAGAAGATATGCAAGCTGGTCAAGAAAAAATGCTCATGGAATTAGCCAAAAAGCCTGATGTATTTGTTGTTAAAATTATTGGTCACACTACACATGAAACGCCCATTATTGAGGAATTTTCCTTAATTCAAAATAATAAATGGGTAAGTCAAGGCACAACTTTGATACAGTTTTATGAGTTTTATAAACGCTGGCTAACATACGCCACAAACAAAAAATGAACAAAAATGAAAAAGAAACCTTCCGAAAAATTGCTGAATTGGGATGCTCATTATGTAGGCATCAAGGCAATGAGGGAACTCCAGCAGAATTGCATCACATTAGAAGAACTGGTAGACGAAGTGATGCCCCTGTTATCCCGCTATGCCCATACCATCATCGGGGGTCAAATACCAGTATTCACGGAATGGGGCGTAGAAGATTTGAAGCTGAATATGGCATTACTGAAGAATCATTACTCGCTAAGACGCTTGAGTTACTTGGAATGAAATTTTAAAACTATAGGATAAAACATGAAAAACTTTGTTAGCCACGCAATAGATGCTTTAAACAAAAAAAGTATTCCATTGCTTAGAAAGGTTAATTGGCATAATGATGCTCAAAGTGTTATAAATTTTTGTATTAGTTCAAAAACAGCAATTCATTTTTCTATGCCTGATGGTGGAAAAATTTTAAATGATGAATTTAAAGGTATTATAGGACAAGAATTAAGGTTGCCTTTTCCTGTAATTACTATTGAATATTATCAAAATGCTGGAGTAGATTCTAAAAATGGTCAAGTTCCAGCTAGAAACAGGCTTCTACTTGCTTTTGAGGATGAAATAGATGAAGAATTATTTATTATTGTAATATCTGCGCATAGCGGATTATATGATTGGGAAATTTCATCTTTAGCGGCGGTAATTCCTTCTAAATGGGATAAAAACTGTAGTAAAGGGGAATTTAATGTAGTAAAAGTATTACCTGATTTTCTAAAAAATCACGCTGATGAACAAATGTATCAAATACTTAAAAATGAAATTGCCGAAGAATGTGTTGTTGTAATGGAATTTTTAGAAGCCCTTTCCTGCAAAAATGTATCTCATGCTCCAATAGGCAAAACAAGTAAAGTAATGAATGATATGCGTATTAGAAAAGGCAAAACACCTTTTTATGAAACAAGAGAATTGATTGTTCATTCATCATCAATATCAGGCAAAGTTTCCGATATTGTTAATACATCTAATAACCCATATACTCCAAAAAGACAGCATTTACGCAGAGGTCACATTCGCAGATTGGAAAAAGGTAATATTTGGGTTAATTCTTGCATTGTTGGGTCAGCAGAGTTAGGTGTTATTAACAAAACTTATAAAATTGCGGCATGAGCCATTTCCAATGCTTTTTCTTTTACTTCTGCAACCCTTCTGCTCCAACCCTTGCCAAACACAGGAAATGATTTTAGGGATTGTAGAAATTCCATTCTGCGAGCAGAAAACAAAGAAATAACATTGGCTGGGTCTGCTTTATATTTACGCACTAATGCCATAGTAATGCTACCAAATCCGCCATCAGGAGTAGCCCCAACAGTTTGCTGTAATAGCTTAATGGCTCGCCCGACTCCCGAATTAACAGCGACATCAAAAACAGCGTAGTCAAGACCAGATACAAGCTCATCAGCTCTGCAAGCATCCCAGTATTTCCTTTTATATAAAGGTGCAACCATTAATGGTGTGAGGTTACGCATCTCTTTTTCTGCTACTGGATGCCCTACCCATTCTTCCCAAACTCTAATAGTAACTCCTAGATTTGTCATGCCTCCGTTATCTCGGCTGTCATTAACAAACCCTCCTTCATGTTCAAGGAGTTTAGCTAAACATTGGTCAAAATTATTTATCATTTTTTAAGGTTAGCCATGATGCGAGTACCAAACAAAAAGCCAAAAGCGATGTTTGCCGCCTCTATTCCTATTCTTTGTATCTCAGGCTCTACTGGTAAAAACAATGTGCCTATGCCTACAATAATGACAAATAAAGCCCCTAGATAACGGCTAGAGGCTCTTAAATCAATTACCCATTGGCTAGGTACACCATAAGGATTATCTAGCTTTGCTATGGCTTCTAGCTTTGCTATTTCGTTTTGGTCTAATTTAATTTGGTCATCAACATTTAAAGGTTTAACACCGCCTGTAAACATTCCGATTAGGCTTTTGATGCCATCAATTCCAACTGGTACTAATGCACCTATAATAGTTTCTAATATCATTTCCAATGATTCTTAAAAAATTCAAATCCATACATACAAATTGCTATTAATGCGGAACTCATTAAACCAATAAAGGTTTTTTCAATAACAGCTTTACGAAAGGCGGCTCTTTTGGCTTCTGCTTCTATTGCCATTCTCACCCATTGAACTTCCTCATCAGATAAAGGATGTTGTTCTACGGCTTCGGAAATAACCTCTTTAAGGAGATTTATTAACTCCTCTTTATCTAATTCGTTTAAAGCCATAGAAATTCCAAATAATATGGTTAATTATTATTATCTTATCTGGTCAAAGGAATTTTATCACTTCTTTTGGTTCTGTAAAGGCTTCTTTATTATATTCAGTTAAATCCCACCAAAGGAACTGGTTTTTTGCTAAATATTCTCTGCTTTTCAAAAGGTTAATGTTTTCCTCATGCCCAAATATGATAGGGTCAGAAACAGACCATAATACTATTCCTTGCTTTCCTTCGCTCCATGCAAGATGCTGGAAAAAACTATCAACTGCAATCCAAATACGACAATTTTTCACAAGTTGTCTTAATTCAACTATTGGCATATTCATGCGAAAGTCTGGCACAAGTTGTTCTTCGCCTTCTATTCCTATTTGAACAATAGGTTCATCAATTAAAGCAATTAATTCTTTCCAGTAAGGATAATTTTTAGGGTTTTGATTACCATTAATTAATGCTTTGGCATAAGGATGAATAATTATCATAGATAGAGTTTCCTATAAGCATCTTCTAAAGAGCCTTTCCAATTCCATTCGCACATTTTTTTATACACATTCCATTGGTCAATATCCCCAAACATTGCTTGCGCTTCGGCTATTGAGCGGCAAGGAATTATTTCTGGATAGCATCCGTAGACGATAGGATTAGGTATATCAGATAAGATGCTATTGAAAACAATATGGTCGCCAAGCCCAGAGTTAAGAACAACAATAGTTCTATCAGAAAGACCCACAATATTTTTAAAAATAACTTCATCATGCTCATACATTTCCTTTCTGGTTTCTGACCTAATCCCACCTTGAGGATTTTTCATGTGCCATGTAATAGCATGAGGAGCAACTAATATCTTGTACCCTTTTTTAAATAGACCATAAGAAAACAAAGTTTCTTCTCTGTGTGCTACCCTAGAAAGACCCAAGTTGTAATCATGGATACCAGCTTGATATAAAAATGAACAATGTAAATGCTCCACTTCCTTTAGCTTATCTATTTGATTCCATTGTATATTTGGTTCTGCATCTATATTTTCTACCTTACCAGTTGATTGGGAACAATCCATATTCAAAGGCGGAGTAAGAATCGCGCCCCCTACAGCACCTACATTATTAATAGAAGTTGCATAACTGTATAGGTTTTGCAATACAGTAGGCTCTGGAATGGCATCATCATCGCATCGCCATACCCAATCGTAACCCATCGTGTTTGCGGCTTGATGTATATGATGCTGACCTTTTTTACCAGCAAATAACCATTCCCACTTCACTTTTTTAATATCTAGCATTTGAAAAAAATACTGATATATCATTTCATTCCGCATATCTTGCGGTTCATCATTATCATCAAAAATTATTAGCTTATCTGGCAACCTTGTCTGGTTAATGATTGCGTTGAGGACTAATGGAAGGGTAGTTTGATACCTACCTCTGGTAGCTACCGAACATAATACGCTAGGCATTGTCCCACCTTAATAACATTAAATTAAATTGGTCTATTGGACCAATATGAGATTTGACATAACCATCTTGATTAATAAATTCATATTTAAAGTCAGGAAAATCTTTTTGAGTTAAACCATGCAGTTTATGATGCTCACCCCAAAAGCCTACTGGCTCATTATAGGGAACGGAAATAAGCAATCTTTTGCAATGCTTCTTTAGTTTCTCAACAATTTCTAAGCCATTATCAAGATGCTCAATAACCTCAAAAGCAATAATGGTGTCGTGATGTTGCAACTCTAATGTATTAATGTCTGCATGGACATACAAAGTATTATTGCGCCAGCCTTGCGTAGCCGCACATTGCGTAATTTTTAAATCGTAATCAACACCAACATATTGAATGTCATTTGGTAAAAACTGTATTCCATAACCGCTTGAACAACCAACCTCTAGGATGCTTTTGCCTAACAAGTGTTCATTAGCCCAAATATAGCGACTTGCTTCTCTGGGATAAACAGGGTCGCCCTTTAAGAATACAGCCCTTTCAAAGTTGTTTTCTAATTCTTGTCTTATATTCATTTTGTCCTGTCATAATATTATCTTGGGTAAACAACATCCACTATTGTTCCTACTGGTAAACCAGTTGTGAATACTACTGATGTTCCACTTGTTACTGTTACATCGGAAGCATTTACCATTTTTACACCATTTGCATAAACACTAATTTTACTTGCAGTATAACTAAGCGTTGGGGTAAATGTAGTTTGTGAAGCAGTAGCAGTAAATGATTGATATGTCATTCCTGTTGGGCTACCACTATAACCTGAAAAACCAGAAAACCCTGATGTCCCTGTGCCACCAGTTGCACCAGAATATCCACTTATTCCACTTGCGCCTGTGCCGCCAGTTGCCCCTGTTGTTCCAGAATATCCGCTAAAGCCTGAAGTTCCAGTTGCTCCGTTTTGACCACTAAAACCACTTGTCCCTGTTGCCCCTGTACCACCAGTTGCTCCTGTTGCACCGCTATATCCTGAAAAACCTGATGTACCAGTTGCTCCATTTGTGCCGTTTGTGCCGTTTGTTCCGCTATAACCAGACCTACCAGAAAATCCTGATGTACCTACTGCACCAGACCAGCCAGATATTCCGCTTGCACCATTACTTCCGTTTGTGCCTGAGAATCCTGATGTCCCTGTTGCTCCTGTTGCACCATTTTGACCAGAGAATCCAGAAGTACCAGTAGCACCATTTTGTCCAGAGTAACCACTAAAACCGCTTGTTCCTGTTGCTCCTGTGCCACCTGTTGCGCCAACTGCGCCGCTATATCCACTAAATCCAGACGTGCCTGTTGCTCCATTTTGCCCAGAAAATCCTGATGCTCCAGTTGCTCCAGTTGAACCCGTTGCTCCTACTGCACCAGAATATCCAGAAAAACCTGATGTGCCAGTTGCTCCGTTAGTTCCGTTTGTTCCACTAAATCCAGAACGACCAGAGAATCCAGAAGTGCCTACTGCTCCTGACCAACCAGATATACCGCTTGCGCCAGTTGCGCCTACTGCACCGCTAAAACCAGAAAATCCTGATGCGCCTGTTGCACCTGAAAAGCCAGACAAACCACTTGCTCCAGTTGCGCCATTTTGTCCGCTGTATCCCGAAATTCCCGATGCGCCAGTTGCTCCGTTTTGACCAGAAAATCCTGATAAGCCTGATGCCCCAACTGCCCCGCTAAAACCAGAGAATCCAGATGCGCCTTGTGCGCCATTTGTTCCGCTAAAGCCTGAGTAACCTGAAAAACCACTTGTGCCTGTTGCTCCATTTTGTCCAGAGTATCCAGACAAACCGCTTGCTCCAACTGCGCCAGAGAATCCAGATATTCCTGATGCGCCAGTAGCACCATTTTGTCCGCTTATGCCAGAGAATCCAGATAGACCTGATGCGCCAACTGCTCCACTAAATCCAGAATAGCCTGAAATACCAGATGCCCCTATTGCACCATTTGCGCCAGAAATTCCTGAGAAACCAGAATACCCTGAAATTCCTGATGCGCCTGATGCGCCAGTTGCTCCGTTAGCACCAGAGAATCCACTAAGTCCTGATGCACCTACTTCTCCAGAATAACCTGATGTTCCTGACTGTCCAGACCAACCAGAAATTCCACTAAATCCAGATGTGCCTGATAAACCATTTTGTCCTGAGTAACCACTTAAACCATTGATGCCTGAGTAGCCACTAAAACCTGATATTCCACTTTGTCCATTTATGCCAGAAAATCCAGAGTAACCACTTGTGCCAGATAAACCAACTGCACCAGAGTAGCCACTAAATCCAGATATACCAGACCCAGAATATCCAGAGAAACCAGAGTAACCAGAAATGCCTACTGCTCCAGAGTAACCGCTAATGCCTGAGAATCCGCTAATACCTGAATAGCCAGACTGTCCATCAATTCCGCTATAACCAGAAATGCCAGATGCGCCTTGCTCTCCGCTATATCCTGAATATCCTGATATTCCAGAAAAACCACTTTCTCCATTAATGCCGCTTGTGCCTGAATAGCCTGAGTAACCTGAAACTCCAGAACCAGAATATCCGCTAATTCCTGACCAGCCAGAAATTCCAGATGCGCCAGAATAGCCACTAATGCCAGATGCGCCGCTGTAACCACTTACACCACTACCGCTATATCCCGATATTCCGCTAAACCCTGACCAGCCACTTACACCGCTACCAGAGTAGCCCGATATACCACTAAAGCCAGAGTATCCAGAAATACCGCTATCGCCTGAGAAGCCTGATATGCCGCTTGCTCCAGAATAACCAGAGAATCCGCTTTCGCCTTGTATTGATTCTCCTGAAAACCCTGAGTAGCCAGAAAATCCGCTTACGCCAGAACCAGAAAATCCTGAGAAACCGCTTATGCCGCTATCACCTGAGAATCCTGATATACCGCTATGTCCAGACCATCCAGAGATTCCTGATGCGCCTGAAAACCCGCTAATGCCAGAAAATCCTGATTGCCCGTCAATGCCTGATATTCCAGAAAATCCAGAGTAGCCGCTGATACCAGAAAATCCTGACCAGCCGCTTACGCCACTACCAGAAAATCCGCTGATACCTGAAAATCCTGATATACCACTATCGCCAGAATACCCGCTAATACCTGAAAATCCGCTGATGCCAGATGCTCCGCTGTAACCTGAGAATCCAGAAATACCGCTTTGTCCTGTTGGTCCGACAATTTGACCAGCATCATACCAAGCACTTCCGTTCCATACCCATAAATTTCCATCAGCAGTAACAATATAAGCATCATTAACTTGATTGCCCGTAGGGGGAAGATTGCCTACTGTTGGCACTTCACCTTTTACATTGATTGATGTGCCTTGCTGACCTGAGTATCCAGAAAAACCAGAATAGCCAGAAATTCCACTAAAACCAGAATAGCCTGAAATTCCAGAATAACCGCTATATCCGCTTATTCCGCTGTATCCGCTGTAACCAGAAATACCAGAATAGCCAGAAAATCCACTAATCCCTGAATAACCACTAATCCCTGAATAGCCTGAATAACCGCTAATTCCTGAAAAACCAGAATAGCCGCTGATGCCTGAATCGCCAGACCATCCGCTTATTCCTGAGAACCCTGATATTCCAGATGCGCCAGAGTATCCGCTAATACCTGAATAGCCAGACCAGCCGCTGATTCCAGAAAACCCAGAAAACCCAGATGTTCCTGATGCTCCAGAATAACCAGAAATCCCGCTTGCTCCAGAAAAGCCACTAATGCCTGATGCTCCAGAATAACCAGATACGCCACTTCCTGAATAGCCACTTGCTCCAGAGTAGCCACTTATTCCAGAAAACCCTGATTGACCGCTTGCGCCTGAAAATCCTGATTGTCCAGAATACCCGCTATACCCAGATTGCCCTGAATATCCAGATATTCCAGCGTTACCTTTATCTACTGTTAAAGTAATTTGATTGCTAGGGGTTAGTGTTACATTAATATCAGTCATACCAGCACCTTAATTATTTACGATTGCATCAGAACGAACTAAGAACAACAAGAAAATAA